GAATGCTATGAGAAGAGAACCTCGGAACGCACGCCGGTTCAACTACCGCATCCAGCTCACCAAGACCACCAACACGGTGGACGAGATGGGCCATGTGTCGATAGGTGAGCCTGCAGTCGTTCTGACGGTGTATGCAGAGGTGCGGCAGATGTCCGCCACCAAGACGATGCTCACATTCCAGCAGGCTGACGTCGTGGGTATCGACATCTACATGCGCAAGCCTGCCGTCGAGTTCGACGGGATACTGTGGAACGGTCACGAGATACACTTTCCCACACCGGAAGACGTCGACGAGCGTGGCCGTTATCTGAGAATAAGCGGCTGGTATCAGGCCGATAATCCTTCAGCCTGATGGCCGCCGGACCTATAGAGGTCGAAGGCCTCGCCGAGCTGCTCCGGGCCCTTGATCGCAAGGGTGAGGAGGTCAAGCGGGAGGCATCGAAAGGATTGCAGAAAGCGGGGATGTACATCATAGCGGATGCTACCCGCAATCTGAACGTCAACGGATCATGGGTGACCGGGCTGTTGGCACAAAGTGGTAAAGTACAGAAGCTCGACGATGACACCATAGACGTCGGCTTCTTTGACACACAGAACAAGAAGAGCGGCTACGCCTACTACGTCGAGTACGGACGTAAGGCCGGACGGATGCCGCCTCCTGACGAGCTGGCCCAGTGGGCCTACAAGAAGCTGCAGCTGCACGACAACGAGGCAGCGCGGCATATCGGATGGGCGCTCGCACTGAAGATCGCAAGGGAAGGCACAACAGCCAAGCCGTTCTTCGTGCCGGCGATTGAGAAGAACAAGAACCGCATCGTCCAGGCGATACAGGACGCTATAAACAGCACAACACGATGAGTTTTCTTTCTCGCATATTTTCATCTCTCTTCCGCAGGGTGCCGAGGTACGAGGTCAGCGCATACCAGACGGTATATGCTGCCCTCGTCTCAGCGCTCACACGGGAAGGCGTATATGTGGGAGGGACCGCCAACTATCCCCGCGTGGAGATAAACAGCCTCCGCGAGCAGGAGCGTCTCGACAAGGAAGGCGCACTCAGGGAGATGACGGTGAGCATTGACTGCATCAGCAGCAAGTCGCTGGCCCAGGCGGTCACGATGAACGAGGACAACCTCAAGCTCCTCACCCAGGGCCCCCTGAACGTCGGGGACAAATGGGTATGCCTCGGAGTGATACCGACGCAGCTGCGCGACCTGGTGGAGACGTCGGACAGCAAGAAGATCCTCTACCGCATTATCCAGGACTTCTCGCTCTTCCTGGAGCTCCAGAAGACTGATGAGGAGGAGGGCTCGGGCTCCGGATCGGGCTCAGGCTCCAGCCCCGTGGGCGCTTAATTGAATGTGTAATTAACTAAAAGATAATAGATTATGGCACAACTTGGAAATAAACGTCGCGTACATATCGTGACAGGTTCAGGTTCCCTGACCTACACCTGGCTTGCCGGCGAGCAGAGCAACAACTTCAACCGCACTGCCGAAGCCATCGAGACATCTGACAAGAGCACTGTGTGGGCACAGTTCCTCTCAGGCAAGAAAGGCGCCACTGCTGAGGTGACCGTCTACACTGACGACGACAGCACCACTGGCGCACAGCAGAAAGCTGCACTCAAGGCGCTGCATGAAGGTACAACCGTCAAGGTCTTCATCGGCGTCCTCTCTACCGGTTCAAACCCTGCACCCACCGAGGGTGACCTCTTCGAGGCCATCGTCACCGCTGTGGGCGACACCAACGACAATGGATCAGTGGCCACCCGCTCCATCAGTCTCACCGCCAACGGAGCAGTGACCCACACTCCTTCACTCTCATAATCCCGTAGGCCATGGCACAGCTTGGAAATACACGCAAGGCGTACATCACCCTTGGCACCTCCGGCGTTCCGACCGTATGGCTGTCAGGAGAGCAGAGCAACAACTTCAACCGCACTGCCGAGGCCATCGAGGTCTCTGACAAGAGCAGCGAGTGGGCCAAGTTCATCACCGGAAAGAAGGGCGCTACCGCCGAGGTGACCGTCTACACTGACGACACCTCCAACGGCCCCCAATACAACGCCATCAAGGCGCTGCACCAGGGCTCTAATGTCCGCGTCTTCATCGGCGTGCTGCCGTCAGGCTCGAACCCTACGCCGTCACAGGGTGACCTCTTCACCGCAGTGGTGACCGCAGTGGGCGACACCAACGACAACGGATCTGTGGCAACACGTTCCATCAGTCTCACCGCCACCGGAGAGGTGACACACTATCCGGCACTGTAGTATGCAGACCCTTAGACGCAATATCAAGCTGAAGGAAGGCGAGGAGGTGGCGACACTCTTCACGCCTCACCTTTTCAGCTTTGCGCCTGCCCTGGGTCTGAAGCTGGAGGTCGACACCTCCAACCTCGTGGAGGTGCTCGAGACCTACGCCGACGTCTACTATCTGGCGGCGCTCAATGCGTGGGTCCTCGACAACCGTGGAACCGTGGAGAACTTCCCGCACCTGAGGGGAGATTTCCACGCCTACATGGCATCCAACCCGAAGGCCTTTGCCAAGGACGTCGAATTTGCCGTCGTAGCCCTTACCGGGAAGACGCCGAAGGAATTGGTCGCCGAGCAGGAGAAGTCCGAAAATGGCGGCACTACTGAGCCTGAGGAGGGTAAAAAAAAAGTCTTCTCCTGGATTGGCCGAAGATCGAGGAGTTCCTCATAGGCCGCTGCGGTCTCACTGAGGAGCAGGCGGCGAGGACCGGCTGGCATGAGTACCAGCTGCGACTCAAGGGCAAGGACGAAGAATTGAAGGAGCGCTGGACGCTGGCCAGATGGATATGCTGGCAACAACATCTGCTGAGTCCGCACATCAAGCCGGGCAAGAAGGCAAAGACAGCTCAGGATTTCTGCCGCTTCCCCTGGGAGGAGAGCAGCGAGGAGGAGCTTAAGCGGAAAGCAGCGATGTACAAGATTACTCCAGGAGAGGAGGCCGAACTAAATCGAATTATAGCAGAATGGGAGGCGTCCAAAAGCCTCACAGAACAACGATAGAACATGAGCAAGATAGGTGATCTTTTCGTCAGGCTGGGGCTGAAGAAGGACGACTTCGAGAAAGGCCTCAAGGACGTCGGTGGTAAGCTCGAGGGATTTCTCACCAAGATAAAGTCCTTCGGCGGCATCATGACCACCGTCATGGCAGCGGCTGCAGCTGCCGTCACCAAGTTCGCCAAGGATGCCGTCGCCATGACCCAGAGGTGGGGTGACGAGTGGGCCATCACCATGGCTGGCATACAGGGGGCATACCAGGCCTTCGTCCGCCAGATCTCTTCCGGTGACGGCTGGACGAATCTTTTTGCCAACATGAGGGAAGCCGCCCGTGTAGCCCGCGAGACGGCTGCAGCTCTTGACGAGATCTTTGAGCGCAAGATGAGCTACAACTACGAAGAGGCAGAGACCGAGAGGCAGATTGCGCAGCTTCAGCTCATAATGAGGGACAGCTCCAAGTCCGACGCTGAACGCAAGGCTGCGGCCGAGGAGATCATCGCCCTGGAGGAGAAGCTCGGAAACATCAAGAGGGACATCGCCCAGCAGGAGGCGACGGCATATCGTAACAGCTTCAAGTCACAGACTCAACTGAACGACGAGCAGATAGACTTCCTGCTCAAGGAATACAATACCAACCGCGACATCATCAACCAGGGCCGTGCCTATCTTGAGGAGCGCAGGCAGTATGAGAAGGACATTGCAAGGCTCAACACCAGCATGACCGGCGCCGGCGCGAGTGCTGCCGTCAGGGCCCGAGAAGCCCTGCAGCAGCTCGAGGACAACACGTCTCAGGCCGTCAAGGATGTAGCGGCACTCATCAAGGACTACGACAAGAGCAGCGATGAGCTCGTGGCCAACCTGGTTAACGCCGAGGTGGCCGTCATCAACGTCGATACCGCAGTGGCCAAGGCTCAGACCCGCGCCACATCAATGCTTGGAAGCCTCAGTGGCGATAAAGGAGGCAGCACTGGAGTTGACCCCGACGCCACCCGCGCAGCTGCCGTGCTCAAGAGGGCACAGGACAGCGCCAAGAAGGAGGTCCAGCTGCTTTATGAGAAATACCAGACTGAGAAGCAGCTGCTTGAGAATTACGGCATAGACACTACTGCTCTGACCGAGGAATACTTCCGCAATCTCCAGAAGATTATGGAAAAAGGCCTCGACGACGCCTTCAAGCCCATAGAGGACATGGAGCCTATCGAGGTCGAGCCTATTGAGATAGACTGGGAAGGTATCGATGCCGAGGTCGAAGAAGGCATGCAGGTGATCGCCGATTTACAACGGCAGGCTGAAGATCTCGCAAAGTCTTTTGGACATGCAATATCTGACGGTTTCTCGTCTGCTTGCGAAGAGCTCGCAAATCAACTGTTGGGGCTGGAGGAGATAAATGCAGGAGGCGTATTGAAGGCACTCCTGACGCCGCTTGCCGACATGGCCATAAAAAGTGGTGAGATTATAGTGGCTGAAGGTGTTGCACTCGAGGCCGCAAAGAAAGGCCTTTTGGGTTTCAGCGGACTAGCTCCGATTGCTGCCGGTGCTGCACTGGTACTTATTGGCCAAGCTGCAAAAGCGGGTCTTGCCGCCGTTGCTAAGAGCGCCGGCGCAACGACAACCGCTTCGACCGGTGGATATTCTGGTGGTACTGGTGTGAGTGGTACCCAAAGCCTCGAGACAGAGCTCACTATCTACGTTGAAGGACGCCTCAGCGGTGAGGACATCGTGCTGGCAGGCCAAAGGACACTTAACAGCTGGGGGAGGTAGCCATGGCGTTCTACACAGCAAGCGACTATAAATTGAAGTACCGCTGGTCTGGTCTGGACAACCAGGGCAGGGCGGTGCGGCTGGACATCTACCAGAAGTCCACCGAATCGTTCACGCTCACCCAGATAGGTGGCCTCGTGTCCATCAAGCTGTCGCTGCAGGGCTCGCAGAGCCAGATATACGCACCTATCGTCAAGACGTCCCTGTCGTTCACACTCGTGGACGCTCCAGACAATATCGAAGCTGGCTACAAGTATGGCAACTGGGAGGAGTTCTACACCCCCGACTCCACCAAGTACCTGGTGAAGCTCTACCGCACCCAGGGCGAGATCCTCACCCTCGAGTGGCAGGGCTTCGTTACTCCGGACAGCTGGCGGGAGAGCCTCCAGTACCGTGGTTCCGTGACCATCACCGCGAGGGACAACCTCGGCCACCTTCAGGACTTCACCTTTGATGCCGCTGGCGATGACAACGGCCTCATCTCAATATACTCGCTGCTCAATGCGGCGCTCACCAAGATAGAGTTCCCGATGGACCTCATGCACCCGATTACTGGCGATGCCAGGGAGCTGAGGGACACCTCGGGCAACATACTTCTGAACAGCCTCGTTAACATTTCACGTTTCCAGGATGACAACTGGTACTCAGTGCTGGAGAGCGTCCTCGAGAGCGTGGGCTACTGCCTGAGGTATGTTAGTGACGCCAAGTTCGTCATCCAGCCTGTCCGCGACCTTCCGATCTTTGCCTCGACGAGCCGTGAGGACGTGCTGGACGACAGCCTGGAGATAGAGTTCTATGGTGGCAACAGGTCCAACGACCCCGCCTACCGCCAGATAAAGGAGAAGCTGAACTTCGGCTCGGAGGACGAGGTCTCTTTCGACGTCTTCCGCAACCTCGGCTTCAGCAGCTCAACGGAGACCTTCGTCGACTGCAAATACTTCCGTCCGAGCTGGATGTCGTGGCTGCCCTTCAACAACCGCTACTGGACCAACACCGACACTGACGGCGAGGACAAAGGTGGATGGCTGCCCGGCAACGGCTTCTTGTTCGCTTCTATCTTCGGAGTGTCTCCCGAGCTTAAGGCTCAGGACGGCGAGAACGCCCTGCAGCTGGGCGTCGGTCTGATATGTGGCCTGCTGGAGAATTACGGCGACGTTAACATCAGGCCCACCTATCGCATCCCGAAGGTTGGCTCCACCGACGTGACCCTCGCCTTCGAGTTCGCCAAGCCCGTGACGATCACCGGCCGCAGCATTACCACACCGTCGCTCAACAAGGTCGCTCCGCTCAACCACTTCATGAAGAAGGCGGCCGTGTACATCACATACACTGACCCCGCCACCGATACGCTCTACTACTGGAATGGCACCAACTGGCAGCAGGCTCCGTTCCTCATCGAGCTGGACATGGCCGAGGAGCTTGCAGAGAGCTACGGCTTCGAGGTATCGCTGGCTGACATCAGCGACACCGCTGCCCTCGGCGGCTTCATCGACATAGAGTTCGCCAACTTCTACACCGCCGGCGAGGATGCCCCGTCCATGGGCGCCTACGTCCGTCTGACGGCCATCAAGGCGAAGATCAATGCAAGGGCCGTGCTCCGCAGTGACACCGTGACCACGATTAATGACCCGAATTACAACG